GGCCGCACTCATCGCGGCCGGAGTGGGCGTCTCCGCCTCCAACTTCACGCCCGCTGCGTAGGAGCCGTCATGACCCACCCTTGCCCGCCGTGCGGTGACGGCGGCAACACCACCATCCGCAACCAGGACGAAGCCGAGATCCTGGCCCGGGTCACCTCCGGTGTCCCCACCCGGGCGGAGGGCTACCAGGAGGACGACAGCCACGTGCACCCCGTGCACCGTGAGCGGACCGTGGCGGGCTCCTGATGGCGTGCTCCAGCGGGTGCAAGACCCGCGACCACGCCAGCTACGCCCAGTGTCTGCAGGACAAGGGCGCAGGCAAGACCTACCTGGCCAGCCCCTCCAAGGGGCTGGACGGCACCGCGCAGAAGCGCTGGGACGGGGAACTGGCCGCCTACCGGGCGGCCCGCAAGGAGGGCATACAGCCCGACGGCACCCGCATGCACCAGATCACCGAGGCCCGGAAGCTGTCCGACGCCGCAGGAGCGGCGTACGGCAGGGACTTCTCCAAGGCAGACCCGATCGGGGCCTGATATGACCACTCTCAACGACCTGATCACGCAGGTGCGCCAGCAGCTGCTGGGCTACACCCTGGATCAGGCGTCGGTGTCGGAGCTGGCGGCGCCCATGGCGCCGGGTGACACCACCTTCACCGTGGACACCGGGACGGTGACGAACCTGTCCCGGGGCCTGGTGGAGATCGATGACGAGCTGATCCTGGTCAAGGCATACGACCGCACCTCCGGCGTGGTCACCGTCATGGGTCTGGCCAACGGCCGCGGCGCCGAGGCCACCACGGCTGCCTCCCACGCGGTCAACGCCCTGGTGACGGCCTCCCCGCCCTTCCCGCGGGCGCGCATCAAGGAGGCCATCAACCAGGCCATTCTCGGGCTGTACCCGTCCCTGGTATCCCTGGCCACCACCGAGATCACGAACATCTCGGTGGTCTACCAGTACGAGATGCCAGCCGACGCCGTCGGCGTGCGGGCGGTGGCCCTGCAGACCATCGGCCCCACCAAGGTCTGGCAGCAGGGCCGGAGCTGGCGGTTCGACCCCCGGTCGAACACGGGCGACTTCCCTACCGGGAAGTCCATCCAGCTCTTCGATGCCGTGGTCCCGGGACGCGCCATGCGCGTGCTGTACGAGAAGGCCCCCTCGAAGCTGGACGCCGGCACGGACGACTTCGAGGCCGTGACCGGCTACCCGGACCGGGTCACCGATCTCGTGATCTGGGGCGCGTGCTCGCGCCTGATCCCCGCCTACGACACCGCACGCCTGCAGCAGCAGGCGGTGGAGTCCACCGAGCGGGCGGGCCTGGTGCCGCCCACGTCGGCGCTGAAGACCGCCTCCTACTACCAGCAGCTGTACTACCAGCGGCTGGAAGAGGAGAAGGCCCGGCAGTTCGAGGAAGACCCCTTCCCGCAGTTCTTCGCAGGGAGCTGACCCCATGCCCGTCAACCGCTACTACTCCAGCACGGCCCAGCCCACCACGCTGAGCGGGTCCATCTCCTCCGGCGCCACGTCGATCAGCGTGGGCGCCACGACCGGCTTCCCGTCGACCACGCCCTTCACGCTGGCGCTGGACTACGGGGCTGCGACGGAGGAGCTGGTGGACGTCACGGGCGTGGCCGGGACCACGCTGACAGTCACCCGCGGTGCGGACGGCACCAGCGCCCAGAGTCACAGCCTGGGCGCCGCAGTGCGGCACGTGGCCTCGGCGAGGGACTTCGCCGACTTCCAGACCCACCAGGCCACCGGCTCGGCAGTCCATGGCGTGTCCGGCACGCTGGTGGGCACCAGCGACAGCCAGACCCTGAGCAACAAGACCCTGTCGTCCCCGAGCATCGCCGGGGGTGCCCTGTCGGGCACCTTCACCGGTACCCCGACCTTCTCCGGGGCCGTCACCTTCAGTGCGGCGTCGTTGTTCAACAACGGCTTCCAGGTCAGCAACGCTGGCGCGCTGTTCACTCGCGCCGCCAGCGCCAGCGCGGCTGTCCGCGCCACCGTCTCAGGTGACACCAACGACCGGATGGCCATCACGGCAGGCGGCGACCACCAGTGGGGCCCCGGCAACGCGTCGGCGGACGTGTCGCTTGGCCGCATCACCACCGGTCGGCTCCAGCTCCTGACCGGCCAGTGGTCCACTGCCGCAGGGACGAGGACCATCGAGTTCGCGACCAACCCGACCGACCTGAAGAACAGCACCTTCGTCAACGGCGAGTCCGTTGACCGCTGGCAGCTCCTGGCCAACGGCCAGATGGCCTGGGGTGGCGGTTCCGGCACCACCGATGTGACGCTCTTCCGCAACGCGGCCGGCGTGCTGCGGACCAACGGTGCCCTGATCATCGACGGCAACCTGACCTTCAACGGTCCGTCGTGGTCCACCTGGACGCCGACCTGGGGCACCACTTCCGGCAGCAACATCCCGTCCTTCGGCAACGCCACGGTGGCGGGCCGGTACATCGTGATGGGCAAGACCGTGATCTTCACGCTGTCCATCGCCTTCGGCTCCTCCACCAACTTCGGTGGTGGAGGTCTGACCGACAACTGGACCTTCTCCATCCCTGGTGGTCAGACCTTCAACTCCGCCCTGACGACGAACACCAACATCCTCCTGGCCACCGGCCGCGGGACCCAGAGTGCGTCCAACACCTGTCCGATCATCGTCCGGGCGAACAACTCCACGTCGTTCATCATCGACACCGCCGGCGGCAAGCAGGACGGAAACGCCCTGACCAACGCCGGCACGATCGACGCCCTTACCCCCTGGACCTGGGCGAACGGTGACGTCATCCACATCCAGGGCTCCTACGAGATCGCGTAAGGGGTGCCATGCAGATCGTCAATGCCCTGCCCTTTGCGCTGTCGCACAAGTCGTCAGCGCCGGGTACCGCGTCGTACTCCCCTTCGGGCATGGCGTACGACTTCGCCATTGGCGGCATCCCGTTCTGCACGGCCATCTCCGATGACCGCCCCTACATCCGCTCCATGGCCCCGGTTCGCAAGGAGCAGTTCGACAACCAGCAGATCCCCGGCGAGCAGTCGCTGGCCAACTGGTGGCTGCGCAGCCAGTCCTCGTTCATCGGCGGAGCCGGGGTCCTCTACCAGGACCCCTCCACCGATAACCAGTTCGCCATCCGCTACGCGGACTCCCTCGGGGTCAACCCCTGGGACAACGGGCGCCTGACGCTGCTGCGCAAGACCACGCAGCGCATCAGCGACGGCACCGCCAACAAGCACTTCGTCCTGGGCTGGAACGACGGCACGGACCGCTACTGGTCCGCCGTCGGCAACGTCCTGAAGTCCGACACCGGGTCGGCCACCACCACGATCACGTGGGGTGGCGGCAACACCATCCGGTCCCTGACGAGCGACGGTACCAACTACTACGCCGCCGACAACGTCGGCATCTACAAGGGCGCCGGCAACGGCGCAGGGGCGCTTGCCTGGAACACCGGCACCACGAACGTGGTGATCCGGTGGGTCAAGGGCCGCCTGATGGCGGGCATCGACAACAAGGTCTACGACCTGGTCACGGGCGGCCCGGCCCTGCCGGGCACGCCCCGCATGACGCACCTGAACAGCGCCTGGACCTGGACGGACTTCGCCGAAGGCACCAACGCGATCTATGCGAGCGGCTTCGCCGGCTCGCAGTCCGCGATCTACAAGTTCGTGCTGTCCAGCACGGGTGACGTGCCCACCCTGTCCACGGGCGGTGTCCTGACGGCCCAGCTCCCGCTGGGCGAGACCGTGCTGTCCATGACGACGTACCTGGGTACGTTCGTCGGGATCGGCACCAGCCGGGGCTTCCGCGTCGGGCAGATCGATGACAACGGTGACATCGTCTACGGGCCCCTGCTGTTCACCGTCTCGGGCGGCGTCAAGGCCGTGGCGGCCTACGACCGGTTCTTCTTCGTCGCCGCCACCAACGCCATCGCCGGCAGCTCCGGCCTGTACCGGGTGGACCTGGGCCAGCCCATCCAGGACAACGGGGTCTCCGCGGGCGTGCGCTTCGCGTACGCCACCGATCTGCAGGCCCTGGTGACCGGCGAGGTCTGCTCGGTCACCAACTTCGGCAACAGCGACCGCATGGTCTTCGCGGTCGTGGGCCAGGGCTCCTACCTGGAGCACGCCACCGACCGTGAATCCACCGGCTGGCTGAAGACCGGGCGCATCCGGTTCAACACGCTTGAGCCGAAGATCTACAAGTTCCTGACGGTGAAGACGCCCACGAGCCAGTTCGGCTCCGTGGGTCTGTCGGTCATCGACCCCGGAGGGGCCGAGACCTCCTTGATCACCGTCTCCGAGGGCTCCGCCATCGAGATCAGGGACGTCGTCATGGCGGCGCCCGTTGACGCCGCCGAATGGGTCCAGCTCAAGATGACCCTGACCCGCTCCGCGGGTACCCCCGCCCAGGGCGGGGAGGTCAACGGCTGGCAGCTCAAGGCCATGCCGGGTGCAACCCGGCAGCGCCTGTTCCAGATCCCGCTGCAGTGCTTTGACGAAGAGAAGGACCGCACCGGCCAGCGGTTCGGCACCGAAGGCTCCGCCAAGGAACGCCTTCAGGCGTTCGAGCAGATCGCCCAGCGGGGCGATGCCGTCTCCCTCCAGGATCTGGCCAATGACGAGTCCTTTCTGGTCGTCGTGGACGACTACCAGTTCGTCCAGAAGGCGAACCCTGGGCCCAACAGAGCCGTTTTCGGCGGCTATCTGACGGTGCAGCTGCGCACCATTGCTGACGTCGTCACCGAGTAAGGACGGACCATGGACTACGAGATCAGCACCGAGGAGGACCGCGGGTCCTTCATCTCCCACGCCCGGGTCCGCTCCGCGGCCCGGATAAGGCGGGACCCCCTGGTGGGGGACGTCGTGCACTACTGGGACCCCGACGTCCTGGCCTGCCAGGCCGCCCTGGTCATCGCCCAGGACGACTTCAGCCCGGAGATCAGCCTGACCGTCTTCGAGAAGGACGGGGGCACGACCGCGATCCACGGCGTGGAGCACGACGAAAACCGCGGTGAGGACACCTGGCACTGGCCGGAGTCCGAATGACCTGGGTCCTGGAGCGCGACATCATCGCGCCCGTCTCCGACGCCGAGCACGCGGCTGTACGCCGCGCTCAGCGCGCTCTGCGCGTCCCCGAGACCGGTGACCTGGACGAGGTCACCGCGGCCCATCTCAGGGGCGCACAGCGCCTCTTCAAGCTCCCGGTCACAGGCGTCCTGGACCGGGCAACTGCACAGGCGCTGGGGCGCCTGAGCTATGTCCCCCAGGAGGACTGATGGACCCGAAGTACATGGACCTGATCACCCGCGCCGGCTGGACCGGCGCCCAGGCGGTGCTGGCCTACGGCATCGTGGCGCTCGCCGACGTGAACGTGTGGTGGGCGGCCCCGCTGGCCGTGACCCTCTCCGCCGCCAAGACCTGGGTCGTGGGCCGCCTCAAGGCGGCCTGATGCAGGCGGGGGAGGCAGCAGTCGCGGTAGAGCTGGCGCAGTTGCGGGGGGAGATCGGGACTGGGCTCGCCGAGATCAAGGGAAGCCTGGGCGTCCTGGTGGAGCGCAGCGACCGCGCCACCAAGGACATCGAAGATCTGGAGGGCAGAGTCTCCAGCCTGGAACGGAAGGTCTGGATGGCCGCGGGCATTGCCGCGGTCGTCTCCGGCGGCGGTGCCGCCGGCCTGTTCGCCGCCCTGGGCGGATAGGGTCCGGAACGCAGAAAAGGCCCCCGGCCCGAAGGCCGGGGGCTCTCTGTGTGGCTGCAGCCCCCTGGACAGAGGCGTAGAGGTCATGTCCAGGAGGCTGCGTCTCAGGGAGTGGGCGGTCGTTCCTGGACCGTGACGGTCTTGGTGAAGGTGCACATCTCCGTGCGGACGACCCGGAGGATCGTCACGTCCTCGTTCCGCTCCATGGTCTCCTCGCGAGCATGCTCCTTGGCCTCCTCCAGGTTGCCGAAGTCGTTCGCTATGCCCAGCGAGAGCGGATAACCGCCCTCCGCGTGGACCAGCTGGAAGAATTCCTTGTCCAGGGTCATGCAGCCCTCCCGGGGCAGATGCAGGGGTACTGCCGCTTGCAGCGGTGGCAGACGGTGTCAGCCATTCCATTCCTTGAGGCACGCCCGGCACGGGCGCTGCCGCAGCGGGATGTTCAGGCACAGGAAGACTGCGCCGACCAGCGGCAGGCGCAGCCCGATGGTGCGGTTGCAGTTCTCGTCTCCGCCCCGGATGCCTGCCAGGATCAGGACGGGCCAGCGGTCGGCCTCCCTAGCGGGCCAGCGAAAGAAGCGGCCGGACACGACGTTGTCCAGGTGAGCGATGCCGTACTCAGTCCCCACCGGGGACCTCCGGGTCGATCAGGCCGATGTACTCCTTGGCGAGGCAGGCCGAGCAGACCGTGCACACACAGTCGAGGTCGTAGCCCTCGCTGCGGAGCCAGTCCCGCTGCTTCTCCGCCAGTTCGTGGGCGACTTCACGGCGATGGAAGTCGAACGCTCGAAGCAGGGCGTCCCATCGGGCATCGCTCTCGCTCCACCCAGTGGTGACCTCGCGCAGGTTCTTGACCTGCTCGGGGTGCTTACGGTCCAGCTCCTGCAGGTCCGTCAGGTTGGGTCGGTATTCGCTCACCCCTCACCGCCCAGCCCGGCCCAGCCGTTGCCGGGCTGGGGCTCCGCCCCTTCCAGCTCCACGGAGCCCTTGAGCCGGACCGGCAGGACCGGGGGCTCCAGGACGGCGGCCTTGGCCGCCTTGTACTCCGTGCCCAGGGGCACGGCAGTCGGCGCCTGCTCGGCCACCCACTGCTGCAGCGCCTGGGCGCTGCCCTCCACCAGCGCGATCACGCGCTTGAGCTTGCGGACCAGGACCTCCTGGTCATCCTTGAAGGCCACCGTCACGGTGGACTCCACCTCGCCGTCCGACCACTCGAAACGGACGGCGGCACGGCCGAGCTTCATGACCAGAGCCATCAGTCCTCCAGCCTGTAGATCTCGGGCTTGCCGTCGTGCTCCACGGCGGTCCACTCGTCTCCGATATCCGCCTGGCTCGCGCACTGGTGGCACAGGCTGACGTAGGCGTCCTCTTCCGCCAATCGCGCGATCTTCTCCGGGTCGGTCTCGTCCGTCTCGACATCCACAGTGGTGCCGGCGTAGCCGCTGAGCGGCACGCGGTACTTGGCCATCAGCCCTCCTTCACTGGGCTCACGCGCACGATCCCGGCCACCGGGCCGGAGTGCTGGATGATCAGGACACCGTCCTGTGCGACGGCTGTCGCGTCGCCCGGCAGCCAGCTCTCGAAGAGCTGTCCGCCCACGCTGTACGCCACGGCGTAGGGCGGACGGGGCGGCGGTGCCGCCTCGGGCTCCTCCGGAGCCTGTTTGGCCAGACGGCATTCAGGGTGCGGGTGCACCTCCTTGCCGTCCTCCTCGAAGCACAGGCCGCAGTCGAGCAGCCGGGGCGGAGCCGTGGTCCACTCGTGCCGGTCGTCACCGCTGATCCAGCGGTGCGGGCCGTCATGGCCAGCGTTCCGCTGGCACTGCAGCAGGGCCGTACCACTGTGGCGGTACATCTCCTCCCCGCAGCGCTGGGGCTCCTCCGCTCCCCCCTGGGGGAGGTAGCCCTTGCAGGGACACAGGTTCCGGTTGCCGATGCAACCCTGTGCCCCGTAGTGCGAACTGGCCGGATGGCCGCAGCGGCAGGGCGCTGCGTCATCGGCCTTCGGCTCGAAGCCGTGGCAGTAGTACGGCGCCCTGTGCTGGTAACAGCAGCTGCCCTCGCCGGAGTCCTTGTGGTCACTCTTGATGTGACCACACCGGCAGACCGGGTCATCGCTCGATGAGTCCTCGGACGGCATCCGCCCCTCCTCTCAGAAATACGTCGTTCACGTCAGAACCCCTGGGCATCCGGACGGGCGTAGCCCGTACATCGCTGATCAGTCGCTTGTTCAGGCCCTTGCCTGCGTCGTCCGGGTCGCCGAAGACGTAGACCCGGGCGAAGTC